GATGTGACTTGCCGCAGGCTTTGCAAGGATCTTCACCGCAGGTACAAGTACATTCTTCTTCAAACATCTTGTCAACTGCTTCCATTAGTTTACGTATTGTCATTTTTATCTCTCCACTGCTCTGTTTGCTTTTGTAAAAAACTCTCTAGGAACAAGTTTAATGTCACCTTCAGGGTGTGCTAGTACATAGCCTTCGCCGCCTTGTCCGTGTGCGTCTGCACTTACTGGACCGTGTGATCCAATCTCTTGTTTAACTACAGCATCATGAGCGTCAAACTGACGAATAACATCATCTTTAACTCTCATTAAAATTGATACTGTTTGCCAAAGAGCTGACCATGCTGTCATATGCTCTTTGATATACTCTAATATTTTTCCTTTTTTACGATCACTAATTTGTGGTTTTGCTTCTAACCACTTTGCAAAGTCTCCGCCTAAGTTAGTTAAACCTGTATCAACTTTGCTGTTTGTATAGTTATATAATATGTCTGCAAAGTTTGACAGTTGCATTTGTGCTAGTGTTTCTTTGTTTAGTAATTCGTCAATGCCTTGTGCATTTTGCCTAATAACATTTTCTAATTGATTTAACTGTGTATCGTCTACATTTGCAGGCTGTTCTACAGTAATAGGTGGAAATACTAATACTTCATTGCCACGGAATATATCTCCGTTTTGTAAAGGTCCTTCTGCACCTGTAGCATCTACTTCTCTGTGTATAACAATACCTGTTTTGCTTTGGCCTATCTTTTTACCTAGGTCACTGTTTGCATCTACAGAATATGTTACAATGTTTGGAGTGAACACATAATGTCCATCTATCTTTTCAGGAGTGTTATAGTATAACAAGTCTCCTTTAAAAAATCCTCTATAGTCTGCTGGAGTTGCTTTTTCATACTCGTCAAAGATGTCTTTCATGTTGCCAACAAACTGCACATAAGTTGCTCTCTTTGCTTCGTCTGGATTTTTTGCTCCTGGACGATTCATTAGCATTGCTTCTAATTCTTCTGCTGACGTTGCTCGTCCGTTGTATCCTTTTGCTGTAAAGCCGCTCTTGTCGGTAAGAACAAACTCTCCAGCTTCATTGCGACCAAAAATGAGTGCGGGAGATCCGTCCCACTTGACTGTTGTTTCTTGGTGTCCATTCTGTTCAAGACTCCTTAGTGCTGCAAGTGCTCGCATAGCACCAGCACTGCCTTCCCAGAACACAATGTCCTCAGCGTGTTGTATGCGAGCACCTTCTGTTAATACTTTAAAGTTGTGATACTTTATTTCAAATAATCTCATTTACTTACTAATGCCTTCATTAATTCTACTACACGGTTGTGGTTGCGATCAGCAAGACTTTCTTGTTTTAGGTCATCTGGTATGCCAATGTCTTTTACTTGACCGTTTTCTGCAAAACTATCAAGTATCTGTTTTACAAGTTCTGGCGGATAGTTTTTTTCTATCGCTGCTTTCAAACTTTCGTATGAGTTTAAGTCTTCAGGCCCATCTAGTTTAAGTGCTTTTGCTATTTCCGGTGCTGTCTTGATTGGCTCGCCAATAATTTCATTATTGTTCTTTTTAGTGTAACCTTGTCCATTTGCTTTAGGAACTGGTGTACGTCTAATTCTTACAAGTCCATCAGCAGGGCTCCACATCCAACGTTCGCTTTCTACACTGCGACCATCGTCAATTTTTTCCTCGCTGTCTTTACGATCAAGTACTGCGGCTATTGTTGCAATCATAATATTGCGGAACACACCTTTATACTTAGACTCCTTTTCGCTCGGTGAATGGTAATAGGTTTTCATCCACCCAGGATCGCCTGGCATAAAATCAATCTGTACAAAACCTGTGCGTGGCTTCTCAGTTTGTTTGCTCTCATCGTAGCCAACAATCTTCACCTTGGTCATTATAACACTGCTCTTAGCAATGTCTAACACTTCAGGTGTAGCCTCTAGTCTTTTGACCAGGTCTGGTATCTGTTCAGGGGATACTTGGATAGCGACATCAATGTCTCCGCTGAATTCTTTCTTCCCAACGGATCCTAATACATTGTTTTTTAAATCAATGCCTAGTACTTTTTCTAGTGTGTCTAATGTAGGTTCAATCTCACTTATGTGAATTGGACCAACTCCTGGCATTGAGCCGCCTTCATTAAGAATCATTATTTTTGCTCTCTATTATCTTTTGTATTCCACGTTTGAACTTTCTAACATCTCCGCTTTTAATAGCATTGATGAACCTTCGCTCTATCTCACCAGCAGTATCTGCATCGTAGGTTTGTCCAATAAGACTCAAGAGATTTGTTGCACTCTCTATCAAATTGGCTCCGCGTTGCTCTATAATATAGTCAGCGTTACGCGAGCTACCTAAATCATTGAGTTCTTGTAAAATAGATCTTGTACGTCTTTTCATGTCACTGCTTTCCTATACAGTATTTAGTTTGTTATCGCGGTAAATAGTTATATAACGAGGCACAGGAGGGAAGCCTATGGGCGAAATCAAAGATTTAAGTTTTAAAGAAAAGTCACTGCTATTTGCAAAACTTGCTAGTATTGCATACGGAGACTTAGAAGTAGTTAAAAAAGAAGTTAAAAAGCTAGGATTTACCACAGTAGAGTTTTACGATAAAGACGGAGCACAAGCATACCGCTTTATGAATAAAACAGACCTAGTTATTGCATGTCGTGGTACACAGCCAACACAATTTAATGATATTAAAGCAGACTTAAGAGCATTTCCTGTTATGTCTGAAACTGTTAGCCGTGTGCATAAAGGGTTTAAAAAAGAAGTAGATGACCTTTGGCCAATGATCGAAGAAGATCTAAATCGCAAAGTAAATGTTTCTAAAACATTATGGTTCTGCGGACACAGTCTTGGTGCAGCAATGGCAACCATTATGGCAAGCCGTTGCAAATACAACATTGACTTAAACGATCCTATTGAACTATACACTTACGGTTCTCCTAGAGTTGGTTGGAAAGGCTACTGCAATAGTTTACACATTGAACATCATCGTTGGGTAAACAACAACGACATAGTTACTAGAGTTCCACTTGCTGTAATGGGTTATGTACATCACGGTACAGAACACTACATGAACGCATACGGACAAGTTCGTAATCCTACTGGTTGGCAACGTGTTAAAGATCGCTTCCGCGGTATGTGGATGGGTCTAAAACAAGGTAAGATAGATAACTTTGGAGATCACTCTATGGTTAACTATGTTGCTAACTTAGAAAAGTATCTAAATGAATAAACTAGATACTGACTCTTCGTTAGTAATCCTACGTATTGCTTCACCAAACAATTGAGCGACACTTACTTGACGAGTCTTTTTACAGTTTTTAGGACAACGATCCGTAATAGAATCTGTAATCACAAGCTCGTCAAGAACGCTCTTTTCTACACGTTGACATGCTTCACCACTTAGTACACCGTGCGTAATATATGCACGTACACTTAAAGCACCTGCATCCATAATTGCTTTGGCTGCGTTGCATAGTGTGCCTCCGCTATCAATAATATCATCTACTAGGATAGCATGTTTACCTTTTACATCACCAATTAGATTCATTACTTCTGACTTGCCTGCTTCAGGTCTACGTTTGTCTACAATAGCAATGTCGCCTTTGAACATGTCAGCAAACTTACGGGCACGAACAACACCACCTGCATCTGGACTCACAAACACTGTACCTTGTTGTTGCACTTCTTCGTCGTCAACAATACCTATTGCTCTTTTAATGTCTGAAGCAAAGACTTTTCTACTAGTTAAGTCATCAACAGGAATGTTAAAGAAACCTTGTATCTGTCCTGCATGTAGATCCATTGTAAGAATACGGTTTGCACCTGCTGTTGTTAGCAAGTCTGCTACAAGTTTTGCTGTAATAGGAGTACGACTTGCACTCTTACGATCTTGTCTTGCATAACCAAAGTAAGGAATAACTGCTGTAATACGTTTGGCACTGCTACGTTTGGCAGCGTCAATCATAACCATTAGTTCCATTAAACTATCATTAACTGGAGTGCTGGTGCTTTGGATAATAAACACATCTTCTCCACGTATGTTTTCAAGGAACTCTACACTTGTTTCGCCATCTGCAAATGTACTGACTTTTGCTGGGACTAGTGTTGCAAAACAATGCTCTGCAATACTTTGTGCTAATTGTGGATTAGCATTTCCCGTGATAATTTTCATTTTCAATCGTTGTCCTTTCTGACTGAGCCGTTGTAATTGTCTGCTTCTTCCAGCAATGTAAACCTACACCCGTAGGCTTGTGCTGATTTTATTGTTGCCTTGATATCCTTAGGGAAACAATGGCCACCATACCCACGCTCGCTTGTAATGCTTGTGTGGCTATGTCCAATACGCTTGTCTGAACCTATTACATCTGCAACTGCTTCGTAGTCAATATTGTGTGCATTGCAATAGTCGTACACTTGATTAAAGAAACTAACCTTTAGTGCTAAAAAGTTATTTCGTAGTGCCTTTGCGGCTACAAGTTCTTCTGGTTGTTTAATTTTTATATTGATAGGTCCTAATACTCTTAGGAAAACGTCTGCCCAAAACTGTGTGCTGCTTCCGCCTAAATACCAATCTTTGTTTTGTGCAATGTCTTGTTGCCAATGTTCGGCACGCAAAAACTCTGGACTGTAGGTTAAACTTCTATTTGGAAATGCATCTGCTAACATCTTCCAACCTTCAACAGAAATAGTGCTTTTGATTAGAATAGGAACGTCTGGTGCTGCTTCTATTACTTCATATACATTCTTCATTTCACATGCACCATCGCGTCTACTAGGTGTACTCACACAAACAATAATTGCATCTGCATGACGTAGATCTCCAAACTGCTTTTTGTCTGGATCACTTACGATAATATCGTGATAGTCTTTTAGTATAAGTTCGTGTGCTTGTCCAACAAATCCATATCCTGCTATTCCTATTTTCATGTTACATTGTATCCTACTTCTAGTACGCCAGGATTGTCTAACCAAAATTTGATTGCGTTTTTAATTAAGTTTGGATTTTTATATGTAGAACTTGTTAGGTTTAATAACAAGTACCTAGTATCTGTTGTGTTAACAGCATGTGTAGCGTATTTGTAAAAAGCATCTTCTACACGCTTTTTGTCTTCGCTATACTTTGGTTGTTTGTCATCTGGAAAACGACTTGCAATAGATCCTACGACAATCATTTTATCAACTCTATTGTGTAGTTCATGTATAAAGTTTTCCTGTACACCGTCTGCGTATGCATTGTTAACAAATAAACTATCCTGCGGAATGCTGTTTAAAATTCTTACAAAGTCCTTGTTCAAATCATATCCGTTAGACTTACTGAATCCTTCTACGTTATATCCTTGAGAGACAAACCAGTCGTGCAATTCTTTGCCTAGCCCGCTAGTGTGTCCTGTAATATAAACATTCATATTGCTATTTAAACACAACTAGAAACAGAAGTCAAGAAAAAAGGCTGTGCCGTCGTACACAACCTTTCCGTTTTTATAGTCCGTTTGGAACTATGACCATGTGTATCAATAGCACAATGGCAACTGATGCTGACAATCCTATCATCATCTTACCAAAGTCTTTTGCTACAAGTGGGAACACTGATTTGGTTTTCTTTTTGTTCATGTAACTTGCAATAGCAAATTCACGTCCTGCAAGTAAACCTACAAACACCCAAGTGGTTGACATTGGGATATCGTTTATCTCTTTAAAGAAGAACAGTATCAACCAATACACTAGATCAATAATTGTTGCTGAACGAATGTAACGAGTGTTGTGTTTCTCTAATACAATCTTTTGGATCTTACCTCCGCCTTCACGGAACATAAATCCTAGTCCACCTACAAATATAACACTGATCAACAGCATTAGGTCAATGCTTAGTTCTCTTGGAAGGAACACTGCAATGTTAGCCATGTCATGTGATAACCAAGTCCACCATAGAAAGCCTGTGGTTACCCATTGTGCTACACGCCAATATGATTTGTGTTCTTCTTTAACGGGTGTGTTTTCATCTAGCCAACGACTAACAAGGAACCATATTCCGTAAGCCGCGGAAGCTGCTACAACGTAACCCATCATTGATTTCATCAACATCTTTTCTAGCACAAAGGTACTAGCAAATGCTGACAACACAAGGAACGATGTACTAACTGGTACACCTACTCGTGTTAGCAATAGCAATACACCTGGTGCCATTGCGTGGTACCATTGTACTTCTTGCCAGGGGATTTTATTCAATCGTCCATAGGAAATATCACCGCCATATGCATACCAACCGTACCATATCGCCCATAATAAAACCGCACTAGCGGCGGCCCACATTACTTTCCAATTGAATCTCTCATTGTTTGATGCAATCCATGTACCGAGAGTTTGTACTGAATCATTTGCAATAACCGCATATGCGGCAAATAGGAAGCCAACAAGGCTCCATAGGGTGAGTGCGTCCATTTTGTTCTCCTCTGCTTGACAACTACAACATTGTCGCTCACTTTGGTGACAAGCTCGACGTTTGCTTGTCGTTTTATTTAGTGATAGAAAGATTACAAAATGATTACAATGATCAAGAACAACTACACTTTGATTGATAGTCGCCTATTGCTGCTTTGATCGCATCTTCTGCAAGTACTGAACAGTGAATTTTAACAGGCGGTAGAGCAAGCTCTTCTGCTAGATCTGAGTTTTTAATTTCTAATGCTTGATCTATTGTTCTACCTTTAACCCATTCTGTTACAAGTGAACTTGATGCTATTGCACTTCCACACCCGTAGGTTTTGAACTTAGCATCTGTTATAATGCCATCTTCTACTTTTATCTGTAGTTTCATTACGTCCCCACACGCAGGGGCCCCAACCATACCAGTACCCACGGACGGATCGTCCTTGTTTAGACTGCCAACATTTCTGGGATTCTCGTAGTGGTCAAGGACTTTATCTGAGTAAGCCATTGCCAATACCTCTCTGTTAAACTAATATTTAGTCGCTGACCTTGAAACATTCTAACATTTCGCCTTGTTCTAGATAAGGCATAAGTTCATATTGTTTAAAAACGCATTGTTCTTCTGCTTCATATGTGCCCAATC